AGATTTCGTCAGGCCTGAATAGGAGGCAACGACAATGGCCGAAGCATTGTATCTCGTGACCAAATCAGCGTCCAACGATCCGTCCGCAACGTTGATCGATGGCATCCATGCGGTGCTGATCAACTCGGACGATGGAGGATCGGATGCTCAAATCATTACCGAAGCGGAAACCGCAGTCCAGGGTCATGGACATGCGATTCCGGATGGATACTTCGACACCGTTTCGGCGGTCGGAGATCTGACCAGCGGTCCGCTGCCGGATGATACGGACATCATGATCTTCCATCCTCGAACAACGGAGATCGTGGAAGCGTAGGAGGGGCTCATGGCCTTTACACCGGAAGACGGTACTGGCCTGACCAACGCCAATTCGTACTTGGCACTTGCTGATTGCAAGGCTCACCATACGGATCGTGGTTATACCTTTACTGCGACGGATGGAGAGATCCAAGAAGCATTGGTGCGTGCCACGGACTACATCGACAAGCGGTTCGGGCGAAGGTTTCGCGGCTATCGCGCCAAGAAGACCCAAGCGCTCGAGTGGCCGCGTTACGATGCGTATGATGATGACGGCCATGCATTGGACGGCATTCCTGTTGCGCTTGAAAAGGCGACAGCAGAATACGCACTGCTTGCCATACAACTTGGTCGAGACTTGGCTCCGGTTCCTGCTAGCGATTTCGGCATCGTTGATCCGGCCACTGGTATTGTGACTAATCAGTCTAGCGGCCAGGTGACTGGTACGATGCAGAAGGTAGGACCCATTGAAGATCGGAAAGACTTTAGGTCCACTGCGAGTGACACACCTATGGTTAGTTCCGGCAATCTGATTCAAAAGATTCCTGAGTATCCACAAGCGGATTTGTGGATCGAGGAATTGCTCCGTTCCACTAATTCAAGGATGTTGAGTCGTGGTTGATTATGCTGAACTTGCTTCGATTGCTGAAACGCTCATTGAAGCTAATGGGCGCACAGTGACTGTGAATAAGCTCGGCATTACACCCAGTGACGTAAACAAGCCTTGGCGTGGGCAGAGCGCACCAGCGCAAACTACTGTGAGTGGAGCAGCCGTCTTTGTTACAATGAGTGACGCAGAGTTTGGTATGCTCGTTCAGAACGACGGTGTCATACGTGGTGAACAAGTAGCCTTGTTTGCTGCGAACAATGACGGAAGCAATGCACTGGAAGATTTTGATCAGATTGTTGATGGTAGTGTTGCTTGGAGAATCCTTCGTACGCAATTGCTACGTCCCGGAAGTACTCGACTATTGTACATGTTTGAGGTAGCGCGATGACAGCAACGATCACAGAAGCACGAGACGAGATGTTTGCGGTATTTCGTACAGCCTGGCTGGGGGATCCGGCCAGTGCTTCTGTGCCTGTGATGTGGCCAGATGTGGCTGCGCAAAAGCCTCCGACTTCCGGTGCTTGGGCACGAGTAACCGTGCAGCATAATACCGGGCGGCAGGCAACCTTGAGCAATGGCGTTGGACAACGACGGTTTAGACGCACTGGCGTTGTGACCGTTCAGGTGTTTGCTCCCACCGGCGACGGGCAAGAGTTTTCTGATCAATTGGCAACAATTGCAAAGAATGCTTTCGAGGGAGTGACAACCAGCCCAGGCCGAGTAATGTTCCGAGACGTCAGGCTCAGAGAAGTGGGCCAAGACGGAAATTTCTACCAGGTGAATGTCCTAGCGGATTTTGAATACGACGAAGTGAGGTAAAGCAATGGCGCAGTTGAACAAAATTGACAGTAACGTAACGGGACTGCGATACTGCGAAGAGGACAGTTACAAGACTGTCAGTGGTGATGAAGTCTGGTATCCGTTGGAGCCCAACAGCTACTCGGATTTCGGAGGCAACATCATCACCATCGCACGTAATCCCATCAACTCGTCCAGGCAGCGGAAGAAGGGAGTGGTGACCGATCTTGACGCCAGTGGTGGATTCGATTCGGACATCACCCAGTCAAACCTGCAGAACATTCTGCAGGGATTCTTCTTCGCCACTCGCCGGGACAAAGATGAGTACGGTGGTGGTGGCGAGATTACTGGAGTTGCCACATCCACGGACGAGTATGCTGGAACGGACATCGAAGATGATTTCACCGTGGGTGATCTGATCTTCGCTTCCGGTTTCACCAATTCCGGTAACAACGGACTGAAAACCGTTGCCAGTGTCACCGGGCCGAATACGCTTGGTGTCTCGGAGAATCTGGTGGACGAGGCTGCGCCTCCCAGCGCGGCCAAGCTCGTCCGTGTGGGTGTGGTTGCTGGTGCTGGGGATTTGGACGTGGATGTTTCCGGTTCGCTTCCGGTCATCACCAGCAGTGTACTCGATTTCACTACCCTGGATCTGATTCCTGGCGAATGGATCTTCGTGGGTGGGGATTCGGCTGGACTGGCCTTCAGTAATGCCGAGAACAATGGCTTCAAGCGGATTCGCTCCGTTGCGGCCAACGCACTCACGCTGGACAAGTCCACCAGTACCATGGTGGTCGAGGCCAGCACGACGGAAACCGTGCAGTTGTTCTTTGGTCGTGTTTTGAAAAACGAGTTGGACACTGACATCGTACGACGCACGTATCAGCTCGAACGTACCTTAGGTGCGCCGGACGATACGCAACCTGCACAGATCCAGGCTGAGTATCTGGTGGGGGCTGTTCCCAACGAGCTCACTATCAACATCCCGACTGCGGAGAAAGCAACGGTTGATCTGAGCTTCATCGCAGCGGACCATGAAACCATCGATGGGCCGACCAGCCTCAAGGCCGGTACGCGACCGGCGCTGGTTGAAGCAGACGCCTTCAACACCAGTAGCGACATCAGCCGTATCCACATGGCCCAGGTTGTTGCTGGGGATGAAGCACCAACGGCTCTGTTCGCGTATCTGACGGAGCTGTCGTTCAACATCAATAACAACGTTTCGCCCAACAAGGCTGTCGGTGTGCTGGGTGCCTTCGAGGTTACGGCAGGTACGTTCGCCGTTTCTGGAGAGCTGACTGCATACTTCAGCAACGTGTCCGCAATCGCAGCGGTTCGCGCCAATGCGGACGTAACCATCGACGCGCATCTGGTCAAGGACAACGCTGGAATCAGCATCGACCTGCCGCTGATCTCCTTGGGTGATGGCCGGGCAAACGTCGAGCAGGATCAGCCGATCACTCTGCCCATCTCGATGGATGCAGCGACTGCAGCCAAGATCGATGCGGATCTGGACTACACGATGTTGATGATGTTCTGGGACTACCTGCCTGACGCGGCTGACGTCTAGGAAGGAGGCGACATTGGGCATTAGGAGTCGTCTGAAGAAGCTGTTCGGTGGGGGAGGCAGTAAGAAGAAAGGTGCCAATCTCATTCAACAGGTTCGTCAGAACAAGAAAGCCGTGCGTGGGCCGTTTGGTAAGACGCCAGGCGTACAGGCACACAGACGGATCGCCGAAGCAGAGCTCGAATCGCAGAGTCGTTCGGCGCGTAGGAGAAGTAGGAACCTGTAATGGTACAGCGCAAGAGCGCAAAGAAGAGGAGCAAACCTATGGGGAGCATGTATAAGTCTTTCCGCACGGATCAGAATGCGGAGAAGAGCGGGATCATCATCGATTATGGTGACTTCCGTGTAACGATTGCGCGTGCTGGTGGCGCGAACAAGAAATATCAGCGTGTACTCGAGAACGTTACCCGGCCTTTCCGCCGGGCAATTCAGACCGAGCAGATGGACAATGAACGTGCGGAAGATCTGTTGAAGATTGTTTACGCACGTTCTATCGTTCGGAACTGGGAACTGAAGCAGGAGGATGCGGAGAGCGGTGAAGTAACGTGGGTGGAAGGCATTGAAGGATCGGAAGGTGATGTGCTTCCTGTCAACGAGGAAAACATCATCTTGACGTTCGACAATCTGCCGGATCTCTTCGCCGATATCAAGGAACAGGCTGCCAAGCAGGCACTGTTCCGTTCTTCGCTCCGTGAGGAGGCTGCGGGAAACTGATTGAGTGCCTGCTCTATACGTTGGTGCAGGCACCAATCGAACAAACTATTATCAAGCAATGTTTGCGCCTCGGACATCCACTTCCGAAGCGCATACAGGATGCACCGCAGCTGCAGTTAGGATTGGAGCTCTTTTACGATGCGTTTTGGGATCTTAATGGATGCCGCACTTTCGGGATGGGCATGGGCCCAATCCCCTGGACGGCAATCAAGGACTTTGCCCAAGCCTTCGAGTTCGATGAAGAGCAGTTCGATGACCTGTACTATTATGTCAGGCGCATGGACGATGCATATTTGAAGCACCATGCACCAAAAAAGAAGGGTAAGAAGTAATGGCTGTTTCCTACGGCTTCGCGCAGTTCGCAAAGCGGATGTATTTGCGTGCGCGTGGCGTGGGCAAGCAGACCGAACTTGCTGTACGTCGTGCAGCAATTGCAGCTGATCGGGCTGCGGTGCTAACAACGCCTGTGGACACTGGCCGGGCACGTGGTGGATGGATCACTACGATAGGTGCTCCGGCCACCATTGCACCTATCGCTGAAGATCCTGGAGGCGACATGGCAATGGCTCAGGCGCGAGCAACAATTGAACAATGGAAGCTCGGAGCAGCTCCCATTTTTATTACGAATAACGTCGTGTATATCATGGCCTTGGAGAATGGTAGTTCTTCTCAAGCACCAAATGGCATGACATCTGCGGCACTACAGGCAGCGCGAGAGGAGCTTGGAAAAGTGCGACTGCTGGGGAAGGTATAACCATGGGCGCAAAGGTGCCCGGTTGGCTGGGAGTGTGGCGATGCTCCTCCGTTGCACTCCTGGCCGTTAAAGGATAACGATGCCGACGGAACAGCTAGTCATATCTGTAAGTGAAAAAGGTACGCTGGTTGTAAAGCGTAACTTGGAAAGCGTTGGTGCAAGCGCAGGGCGTGCTGCTAAAGGCGTCACTATGCTCAAGGGAGCACTAGCTGCACTGGGTGTAGCAAGCGCTGCCATGGTGACCATATCCAGTGTGAAGTTGCTGGCTGACTTTGGACAAAACATGTCTACGGTCAGAGCTATCACTGGTGCGACGGGAGAAGAATTTGAGTCACTCCGTGAAACTGCAAAAATGCTCGGAGAGACCACTCGTTATACAGCGAGCCAGGCTGCTGAAGCCATGGTTAATCTTTCACGCGCTGGCTTCTCTGCTAAAGAAACGATAGAATCTGTTGACGATACTCTCCGTCTCGCCCAGGCTGGTGCATTGGATCTGGCTACGGCTGCACGGCTCACTACTCAATCGCTGCGTGGATTTGGGCTTGAAACGGACCAGGCTTCTCGAGTTACTGATGTGCTTGCTAAGGCGGCGAATAGTGCAAATACAGATGTTGTTCAGCTGGGTGAAGGTCTTAAATTTGTTGCGCCAATTGCTGCTGGTCTCGGGGTAGAACTGGAAGAAACCGTTGCAGTTCTTCAGGGCTTGGCGGATGCGGGACTTCAGGCTACCTTGGGTGGCACTGGGATGCGCATGATGCTGAACCGGCTGGAGAATCCTGTTGGTCAGGCTAAGGGTGTATTGAAGGAACTTGGACTAACAGCGGATCAAGTTTCTGTTTCTACTCATGGACTCACAAACGTTCTCAGTTTATTGCAGGATCGTGGATTGAGTACAGGTCAGGCGCTTCGACTTTTTGGTGCACGAGCTGGTTCTGCTGGATCAATCGCGACTAAAATGGCGAAGGCTCTTCCTGAAATGACCAAGGCATTGCAGGATGCAGAAGGTTACGCACTACGTACTGCTGATATTATGGATGATAACTTGAATGGTGCGTTGCTCCGCGCCAAGTCTGCAATTCAGGCTGTTGTCATTGAGTTCGGAGATCTTGGAGCGGAATCAGCGCTGACCCAGTTTATGAACAATTTTGCAGCAGCAACCCGTTGGGTTGCTCATAATATGGAAACACTCGCCAAGGTTACGCAAATCGCGGCAACTATGCTTGGCGTTGTGTTTGCGCAGAGAGCTATTGCAGCAGCATTGACTGGATTGAAGGCCATGGGAGCAGCACTTGCCAAGCTCTGGGCTTTGATTATGGCAAATCCATTTATTGCGCTGGCAGCTTTGATTGCTGGTGCCATTGCAGCGCTGTATGCGTTCCGAAACGAGATTGATGTTTTCGGTAATAACTTGGTTACGCTTGGGGACGTTGGTTCCGCTGCGATTGATGAACTCAAGATTGCTTTCGGCTTGATGGCGGATGAAGGTGAGGCCGCGTTTGATCGGGTAGAGGACAAGGGTGAAAGCGCTCTCAGTAATATCAAGCTCTTTGGCCTTTCAATGCTTCAGGCTGCGTTACAGGTGGTGGATAAGGTGGTCGGTTCCATCACTGGGGTCTTCAATGGAATTTATCGGGGTGTCTCTTTAATAATAGATAAAATTAAGGGCAAGTCTGTTTCATGGGAAGAGATTGGCTTGGCCTTCAGTGAGGAAGTTATCGCTGGAGTTACTTCTTCCAATCTTGAAGATGCTTTCCTTTCCGTGCTGGATCGTGCAGAGCAAAAAGCACTGCAGCGCCTTTCAGATAAGGCCAAGGAGATTCGACAGAAGGGCAAAGAAACAGCACCAGAACCAACTGGTGGTGGCGATACAGAAGCTCCTGGCTTTGCTATGCCAGAAACATCATTCGACCAGATTCGCGCCGGGCTCGAACAGGAAAATGCACTATTGCGGCTTAACAACAAGGAAAGGGAGATTCAGAATTGGCTCCTGGACATAGAAGCTGATCTCAAGGAAAAGCTCACTCCATCCCAGGAAGCAGAAGCACGTGCACTGATTGAAACCAACTTTGCGCTGCAGGAGCAGAATGCACTCTTGGATGAAATCAGAGGACCACAGGAAGATTTTAATACTAGGAGTGCTGCGTTAAAGGTACTTTTGGATGAAGGTAAAATTTCACTTGATGAATATAACACCAAGCTCAAGGAGCTGAAAGACACCTTACTCCAGACCACGGAGGATTCAGGTTTGTCCGAGGCTTTGGGTGGTGCGCTGTTTGATAATGCTTCTCGAGCTTTGGATGATTTTATATCTGGCGGTGAAGTCGGTTTCAAGGAATTTGCCCAATCAGTGCTGGCGGACATTGCTCGAATCACAGCGCAGCTATTACTAATGAAAGCACTCACAAAGCTCGGTATTCCTGGACTTCCTGGCTTTCAGCATGGCGGTTCCTTTAAGGTTGGCGGTACTGGAGGCACAGATAGTCAAGTAGTTGCATTTAAGGCGACGCCAGGGGAGCACGTTACAGTTTCACGTCCGGGAGAGGCTGCACCGGCAGCTGCCGGTGGGCCTTCACAGACGAATGTGCCGGTCACCATCATGAATCAGTTTGATGATGGTATGGTTCTGGACGCAATGAATACTCCGTCTGGTGGTAAGGTTATTATGAACTTCATTACGCGCAATAAGAATACGATTCGGCGCACATTGGGAGGCTAACATGGCATATACGTCGGGCACTTCTGCCAACTATAATCAGCTGCTCGAGGATCTGGACAGCTGGTTGGTGGGAACGGTGGGCTGGACACAACGGCAGTTCACCAGCGGACTGGCTGATATGGCGGTTGCCGTTGCGATTAACGGTGGGGGAACGGGCTATGCGGTGGACGATGTGCTCACGGTTTCTGGAGGAACGTACACCACGCAGACCACACTCACTGTTACGTCGGTTGCTGCTGGTGTGATTGACGGAATCGAGATTACGGAACCAGGATCCTATACGGCTCTGCCTAGTAATCCAGTTAGTGTCACTGGAGGTTCCGGGAGCAGCGCTACGTTTAACTTGACGTGGGCTTTGCGTAACGACCAGAACATTCGTGCTTCTTGGGAAGCAGACGGAGCTGGTGCTGGTAAGCACATGTTTCTTAACATAGAGACGCAGTACGATATTGGGAACGGGTACTATTCTTGGAAGCTCTGGGGTGCGACCGCATGGGATTCAGGTGAATCTGGTGACTTTGGAGCACAGCCGGGAGCTGGAGGCCCTTCGTTCTTTAATCTGTGGCAAAATAGCATTGACTACTGGTTCTATGCAAATGATCGCAGAGTCATTGTGGTTGCCAAATGTAGCACCAACTACATGAGTATGTATGCAGGGTTCTTCTTGCCGTTCGCCTTGCCGTCAGAGTACCCGTTCCCGCATTGCATTATTGGTAGTTACCCCGACATTCAGGCACCAGACTACAACAATGCTCGCAATTCAATGATTGCAGATCCTGGTGCAAACGGTGCAGCGTGGTATCGTCGGCGCACGACAGAGACCTGGATCGAAATTGAGAATCAGGCTAACTCTGCAACATCCATTGCACCGTCAACCGGACAACGTGCATTCTTGTGGCCTCACAAGACTGGTCGTACACAAGGTTATGGTACTGGTTCCCAGGCTGATTACTGGGGACCGAATGGGTTCCATGCAATGAAGTTAAATTATGAAGATGAATCTCCGCTCATGCAGTGCCATATCATAGACCTGCTGGATTTGACATGCGTGGGTGCGCTAGAAGGCGTTTATTCTACGACAGGATTTAATCGGAGCACCGAGCAGGTTATAACGGTGGGAAGCCGGACATTCCGATTGTTTCAGCGAGCATTTCGGAATCAGGCTGGCGACTTTTTTGCCGTTGAGGAGGTTTGAGGCATGGCGTATCAGCAGACAAGTGCCACGGACTATGATGACCTGCTGGATAAACTCGTAACATTCGCCGTGGCGGATGGTTGGACACAGTCGTATAATGCGGCTGGTCCTCCACGTCAGATTGGAATCTATAAGGGCGATTGCCATATTTCATTTGGTGCTCGTTCAGGAGAAAATCCGTATGATCGTGGTGGTGGACAGTACGATGCGGTCATCAATGCAGCTTTGGCTACAGCCTTGCTCCCCGGCACACCTGTTTATTACGGTCACACTGGTTCGATCGTAACAACGGATACGGATCCAGATCGTATTCGCATCAATGATCTCTACGGTTCCCTCACAAATGTCTGGTTCTTCTCAGGAGGAGGAGCAGATCCTGATTACATCCACGTCGTTGTACAGGCTGGTGGTGAACGGTACGTGCACTTTGGCTTTGGTATTCTGGATCCTTTGGGCCAGACGCATCCGGATGTGGTCTTTGCTGTCGGAGGCTATTACGAGTGGTGGGATGCCAGCACCAATTGTCATAGGCCGGAAAATTCAGCGCATGAGTTTGGGCACTTGGCTGATGAAAATTATGCACAAATCCGAATTCAAGCCAACACACTTCCTTCTGGTTATGCCAGTGCTGGAATATACAAGACGGAAGGCAACATGACCCTGGTAATGACTCGAGCAGACCAGGACTCGGACCATTGGGCCGCGCAGCCAGGCAAAATTCTCGATTTCTTCTTCCCAGTGGGAAACGAGCTAACCACAGGAGGGACGAGTTTGTATAGTGTGCCTTGGTTGTTTCAGGAAGCGGCTGCTGTGTCACATGTTTATTTGGGACGATTGCCTGGCATTCGGCTTTCAAATATTGCCCAATTCGCTCCGGCAACGGAATTGACCCAGGGTACGGACGTATGGACGATCTTCCCCTGGAAGCGTAAGGGTCTTAAAGAGAATCTGGCTATTGGCGGAGATCCCATTCAGACTTGCAACACGGCTGAATATGCTTGGGCCTTGAAGAAGAATACGTAGGAGTAAGGAATGCCGACTGAGAATGTAGTGCCCAATGGAGACAGCTCTCCTCTGCAGTGGAGCAAATTCGCTGGTTTTGGTTCTCCACTATTCCACTTCCTGACAGTCGATGAGGGTACTTCATTGGGTGGGCATACTCCAGATGACACTGATGGGGTAGAAACTCAAACAGCTAATGATGCAGTCCGTTTTGCTCTTGGCAATCTTACTGGCGCATCTGGCGGAACGATTACACAAGTAGATGTGAACTTTCGTGGTTGGGTCGATGATGATGATGGTGAGACAGATTCATATATTGAAGTTCGGCTTTATCACTCTGGAAGCACTGAAGTCACAGGCAATCCCAAAACGATTACTTCAACAGATCTCGGTGGTCAGCGCGTAATTGCGGAATGCACCAAAAGCTGGACGGGGCTTTCATTGACGGAGACCCAGGCAAACAGCCTTGAGGTGCAATTGAAGTTGATTGATCCGTCTTAAGGAGAGAACGATGGCGCAGATATATATCGTCAACTATGGGACTCGAGACACGAAGGTTATTCCCATCAACAACGAAGAGTATGCGGCCAAGATAGCTGCTGGATTGCGCCGAATTGCAGACATGTTAGTCAGCCCGGATGTAGAATTTTTGACTGCCGGAGAATTTATTTCTGGTGAGCCGAACAACACATGGTTGCATGTTTCCATGGTTACGGAACCTGCCGTAATGGTTGAAGAGCCAGAAGACATCACTGATCCTATTACAGTAGATGTTCAGCCTCGTTCACAGTTTAATGTGCATGTAATGATTAAGCATGTAGCTGACGAGAAGGAACTTGCTGGGGGATTAACTGCTGCGGATGGATTGGAGCTTAAATAATGCCGGAAAAGATAAGTGTGCCGACTGGAGACGTTGATACGCAATGGAACATTACGCCAAGTTCTCCAACGACACATTATACTAAAATAGATGAGAGTTGGAGTTCTCCTAGTACCAGTGACTATATCTCTGAAACAGTTAATTATCAATTGGATGGTTTCAGCTTTCCTGCAGATGGTCCAGCAAGTATGATAACTGTACATACAGTCTATGTAGATCTTTACTTGAATACAATTTATAATACTCAGTTACCCGGTCTTGTTATTTATCTTTATATAGGTGCAGTGTACCATACAAACATGACATATCAAATTGATACCGGAGGGGCTTGGGAGAAACGCAGATTCACTTTTACTGGATTGAGTCTTACTAAGGCACAATATAATCAGCTCCAGGTAAAGGTTCTAACTACCCCGGCAGATCCGGGATGGCAGATTCCGGAAATCGCACCATAAAGGAGCATAAGTTTGGTCGGTTCTACTTGGAAAATTGCAACTATGCGACGGGTGGCTGTGTACCATGCACCAGACGCCAGGTGTACCGGACTGGATGTTGATATTGCATATGTACTTTTGATGAAATGGGACGATATTATTCTTCCAGCCTACGGTTCCACTGTGATTGATGGCCCAGCTTCTCTAACAACCTGTTCCGTCTTCCCCGTAGAAGAAATTACTGGCACGGCAGGAGCTATTCCAGATGTCCCTTCTCCCAGTTTGCCTAGCGGGGGCGGTGGGCTTGATCCGTTTGCCTATGGCGAAGTATACGAGCGCATTTGGTGTGTACCGCATTACATGCGTCCGCAAAATCCGGCGTTGAATGTGGACATTCCTTTCATCATTTGGAATGCTTATCCAGTCCCTCCGGACAATACGCTCAATACTATCACGGGCAGTGGGCAGACTGGACTTATGTTGGATCTCAGCACACCAAGGGATTTCTTTGCGATTGAAGAGCTCGAAGTCAATCTGCAAATTGGTTCTACTGCTCCTATTGAAATCAGTGCTCTCTATGAATTCAATTTTGATTATGGTCAGGGTATTTTTATCTTTGAGACCGTTATTGCAGATTGGATCCGCACACCATCTGAGATCCCAGTTGTGGAAACATGGGATTGGCTCAGTGATGTATTAACTGCCTGGGATTCTACTGAACAACGAATTTCTGCAAGACGACAGCCACGGCGACGAATAGAGTATTCTTTACTTATTGAGGATGATGCGGAACGCCGCACGATGTATAATCGTTGGTACATAAAACTTGCTTCCACAATTGCGATTCCATTTTATCAGTACTCTACACGAATTACTCAAAACAGTGCCATCAGTGCAACCAAGATTTATTTTGATCCAGCACGCACTGATGTACGGGACGGAGAGTTGGTAGTCATTTACCGACTCGATACTGCAGAATCATACCTCTTGCGATTAGATGAAGTAGAAGCTGATGGTGCTACGCTTGCAACTCCTCTGACTGTGGCAATTGAACGATTGGATATTGTGGCTCCGGCTTTTATGGCTCGTCTTGATAATCAGAGTGGATTGCAAATGACTTCGGTAGCTGGACAAATTAACATCCAGGCCAATGTCGTTGAGTTCCGGTCCTCGTTTAATCGCCCAGGCAGCACGGCGAGTATCACTGAATATGATAGCCTCATGGTCTTGGACAAACGGCCAGAAGTAACGCAGGAGCAAGCCACGGAAGTGTTTGATGTGCACCCAACCATCATTGATACTGAAGTCGGCTTGCATGAACAGCGCGTTTCCTGGCTCCATGCCTTTGTGGGTGGTGCCAGGCATTTCACGATTCCTCGCATTCTTGAGCCAGAACAAATGGACTGGTGGCGTGATTTCATGACTGCATTGGTCGGGCAGAGGGAACCGTTCCTCATGCCCACTTGGCGACGTGACCTGACTCTGGCTTCTATTCCTAATCCCGGGGATTTTCTGCTCGAAGTGAATGAGACCAACTATGGTGCACTTTATTGGCCGTACGATACTTACAAGCGGCTTCAGTTCTTGAACAGTAACGGTGAGATAATTTATCGAACGGTAGCTTCTGTGGCTGACTTGCCCGGTGGTATAACGCAGTTGACTCTGGATACGCCGTTGCCCTTGAGCTTCAACTGGGCGGAAGATTTTGATATTTCCTTCCTCAACAAAGTTAGGCTATACTCAGATCAGGTGGTGCTCCGGCATATGGCGCTTGACACAACGATTTCGTTTACGATAAGGACGACGGATCAGTGACAACCTACGAAGACTATGAATATAGCTCACATGATGGTTCTCCCGTCGAAGTTTACAAGTTCACGGGAACGTTCCAGAACTATTATTACACTAATGCTGAACAGGACGTCACGGTAGATGGACAGTTGTACACAGCTTCATTGATCAAGCGCAAAGAGCTGAATGTGGGTACGCAAGAGGACAGTGACTTGGATATTACGCTCGAGCTGCCTTCTGATTTACCGTTGGTCTTGGACTATGCATATAGTGTCTCACCGCCGGACTTAACGCTAGAGATCCTTCGTTATCATGAGGGCACCAATCCTGCTACTGATTGGATCATAGCCTGGAAGGGTAAAATCACTTCTTTTTCGACTAGTGGTGACGTGGTCAAGGCTCTGGTCCCAAGTGTCTTTTCCGTTGCTATGCAAGGTGAAATTCCAAGTGTGGCCTATCAAAGTCCTTGTAACCATCGATTATTCGATGACCGCTGTAAGCTCGTGGCCTCTTCATATCAGCAAGACACCACAATTCTCAATATTGATGGTACAACTATTTCCGTGGCAGATGACGGTTTCGCCGACGATTACCTTCAGGCCGGAGAGATCGTTAATACTACCAAGGGTGAGCGCCGGTTAATTGTCTCCAACGTAGCCAACGTTCTTTTAATCAACTTTCCGTTTTATGACGCAGAGGTTGGGGATTCAGTTTCCTTGTTTGTGGGCTGTAACCACACATACACAGCATGCAAGACTAAATTCAATAACTCGCTCAACTATGGCGGATTTCCGTTTGTACCGTCGGACAATCCGTTCGAAAGTGAACTATGATCTGGTTTACGTTACTATTGTTTGCTGTTAGTTTCTTCGCTTCTGTACTCCTTGCGCCGAAGCCAGAGTTGGAAAATGCTCGGCCAGGCAAATTAGGAGATATTCAGTGGCCGATTGCTAGCGAAGGCACACCCATTCCCGTTATCTTTGGTAAGGTTCGCATCCGCAATCCAAATTGCATCTGGTATGGTGACTACAAGACCAATGCCCTGAAGAAGAAGGTCAAGACCGGTGTGTTCAGCTCCGAGCGCGTCACCGTGGGCTATCGCTACCACGTGGGCTTTGATCTTGCTCTGTGTTGTGGGCCTGGTGTTCGGTTAACCAAGATATGGGTAGAGAAGAAAACGCTCTGGCAGTCTGGCATTGGTGCTGGCCCAGGACAGTCTTTGGTTTCTATCTCCGCCGGGAACATTTTTGGTGGGAGCAAACGTGGTGGAGGTTTCGCAGGAACAGCCTATTTCTATGGTGGCGAGTTTGATCAAGTGCGGAATTCATACCTTGGGGTTGCCGTAGAAGCGGATGTGCCTGCTTATGTAGGTGTGGC